AAAAATCTTCATTAACTCTTCTCCAAAATGTCCATTACGAAGTTGATATTTGCTAACGTTAGCATTAAAAATATTATTAGCAACCCATATAATCATTTCTTTCTTATATCTTTTTTCATCTTCTTCATTAATGATAAACACTGTTGGAAAATTATTTTCAATAGCCGATGGAATAATATAGTTAAAAGCAAGCAATGATTTTCCACTACCACTTAGTCCACCCAAACCAGTCATTGTGCCAAGTCTCATACCAGCAGTTTCTGCATTCAATAAATCTGCTCCATAAAATGGGAGTCCAATATCTGCTCCTTCATTTAATTCGTCTATATATTGATGTATATTATCAAAAGCATTATAAGATTGAATCCCACTTTCTGCATTTAAAAATGTATGATTCAACATTAATTCTAGTTCAGAATATATTTCATCAGAAGTTTTATCTATATATTCCGATAACTTTTCTGAAATTGGAAAACCATATTTTAATAACTGTAACAACACATTAAACTTTTTAATATCATTAACATAGCTATCAAAATTTTCAAGGTCGATATATGCAGTAGCATCATGGATAGTAGAATATCCACCATACTCTTGAATTTTATCTTTCAATTTAGGATGTTTTTCCAAATAAATTCCTACAGTAATTTCATCGAGTCCAAGTTTTTTTTCTTTTATTACTAATCCATTAGCTACTGCAAACCAACACTTCCAAATATTGTGACTGAAATCTTCAAGCTTCAAGTCGATGTTATATATTAATTCTGGATTTTTAAAAATGCTTGCTACTATATTCGCTTCAGATTTTAATTTATATTCACTAATTTTTTTTGCACACTCTGCTTGTTCTTGTTCGAATGCAGTTAATTTTATTGCCATTATATCACCAGAATTTTTCTAAATTTTTATTTATTTTATTAGATTTAGATTCATATTTATTTGTATAGTTTGGTAACTCTACAACTTGAATATCATCTAATCGTTTTTGTTCCTCTACTTTCTTTTTAACTTTGTTATATACAGTATTAATATTACTATCTACAATCTTTAATATATAATTAAACTTATGTTGTTCATCGGTAAAAGTTTTCGATTGTAATATGTAATCTAATTCATGATGCTTTATATATTTAAAAGTTAAAAGAATAACTTTAAAAGGATAATGAGCCATAGACTCATGATTTTTATTAGCCATATACTGGCCAGTTTTCAATCCCCTTAATCGCATTATCATGAATTTGCTTAGTTGCTGATTCTCATCATATCCCATTATCTCTTTTTTAACATAATCACAAAGCTCACGAAATACTTTTTCTTCTGCGGTTTTCTTTTCTTTTTCTGTCATGACTCATTATCCTTCTATATTTTATTTACACAATTCTAACACAACTTTTGCGTCATCGATATTAGTAATTGATTGTGGTTTATCATAACCAAGTTCTCTTACCTTACCCATGATTGGCTTAACTCTGCTTAAATCTTTTTTATTTTCCTTACAGAATTCCATAATCTCATCGATTATATCTACAAGTTCTTTACCAGACCTAGCTTGCTGTTCCACTTCTTTTGCTCGTTTTTCTTTAGCCTTGGTAATCTTATCTTCTTCTTTCTTTGTTTCAGCTAAACTATGTCCTGACTTAGATGATTCAGCTTCAATAGCATCTGTAATAGCCTTTATAAATTCATCAACATCCATTGGAATATCATCAATGATATCGGCAAATCTTGAACCACTATCTACAGAATAATTATCATCTCTAAATCTGATTCTTCTATTTTCTCCAGTAACTTTATATTTAGCCTTACCATTTGTTTTCTTACCATCAGCTTTAAACGACCTATCAATATAAGCAAGTCCAAGGAAATGCAGTTTCTTTTTAAGTCCACCAAAGTAATTCTGTTGTTGGTCAGAAGTAAGAATTTGATAATTAGTTCCAGTTACTACATCACTAACGTCTTTTGTTTTAACATGTCCAATTACAAATACTCTAACACCTACAGCGGCAAGTCTATCCCAAAGGTCAAACATCAAAGACATAGCTTTCTTTTCTCCCCTACCATATCCGCTCCAAGATGCGTTGATACTTTGAGTTACATTTTCAACCTTACCACTTTCTCTGCACTGTTTATTCCAAAGTCTGATAGCTTCTTCTTCAGAAATTTCAATTAGATAATCATATGTATCAACTACAAGCACTTTCAAATCTGGATAATCTACACTCTTATTTTCAATAATATCTTCACAAAGAGTAGCAAATCCAATAGAGTTGCTTAGTTCATCATAATCACTATTCCAATCTGGGCAATTAATATAATTAATACCTTCAATGGCATCAGCACCACGTTCGCCTTTAATTTCTGTAAACAAATATCCTTCTTCGCCTACAAGCTTTTCACACATCTGATATACTAATGTGGTCTTACCAATTTTACTTTCGCCTAAAAGACAAATATTATAATTCAATGGATTCAAACTTACTCTATTCTTCTTCCCGTATTTCATTTAGCACCTACCTTTATTATAGTTCTGAAAGCCAAGCATCATCATCGTCATCATCATTCAGAATTGGGGAACTGTCCCAGACATCAGAATCAGAATCTGAATTCGAATTTGAATCTTCATCAAAAGTAACAATCAAATCTTCTTCAGTATATCTATCATCGAATATTTGTGGTACAGTCTGTTTATTTTCTGCGTCACCTTCAATTCTAACAACTGGTCTTGTAAGAATATATCTTCTTTCAATACCACCTTGTGATGCATACTTAGTCAGAATTTCTTCTTCGGTATACAATCCCATAGCAATCAACGTCTTAACATCATCTGTTACATCGTCCATTGTTGCCTGCACTGTAGCACCAGTATTTACAAATTCACCTTCAAAATTAATCTGCTTAATATTCTTCTTGACTTTAAACAATAGTTTATAAATCTTGTCAAACATTTCTTTTGAAGCAAATTCATATTCAAACGTAAATGGCATTGGATAATATCCTTTAATCAAATTACCATTTAGTTCTTTAACATAATCAAGAACCTTGGCATGAATTTTAACAACCTTATTATCCAAATCAATGTCTTCTTTAGGATTTATTGAATCGCTATCAATAAGTATGGACTGAGTAAATGAAGCCTTATAATTTTCTGGTTCAGCCTTGCTCAAATAAATACTGCGAATTTCTCTTTGCATACTTACATTGCCTCTATAAAAACTATACTTGATATTGCCCTGCACATTTACAACCATATCATCTGATAGATGTTCATTTAGATAAGCAACAGCATCATATGCCGACAAAAATTTCTGCGTATAAGTCTTACCACTTTCTGTAGTTTCAAGACCAATTCTGTAGAAACATGTGTCACCAATTTCATCTAGAATTTCTTCGTCTTCACGCTGTTCCCAATCAACTTGGAATGTATTAGCAAAATCATCTGACCCATCTTCATTCTTTCCGTGAACATAAATGTAATTATCTTTTTCTTTTGAGAATCCACCCATCAAATTAACATAGGTAATTCCATAATTCTCGCCACAATCTACACCAAGATTTAAATTATTATAACACCATCCACTTTCAGATACTTCATCAATCTTAAAACTGTTATCATTAATTTTTGTTCTGCCAATTAATTTAAAAGTTGAAACCCAATTTGTTCTTTTAATCTTATTACTCATATTTTATTTACCTTTCAATTTAACTTTTTAACTTTTTTAACTTTTTAATATTAAACGCTTTTATTATATCATATTTATATATCTCCTTATTACACGCACAAAAACATCAGTACATAATTATGCACTGATGTCCTTATTTCTACAATGATATTCTTCAAAACATTTTAGATTAATATACTTTGTCATAGGTGTTCCCAAAAAATTCTCCTTAATAATTGCATACTTAGTATTATTCTTTTCGCAAATCATAATACAATCTGCAACTTTATTTTCATAAGCTTTTTCTTGTGTTGCTAAATAATAATTTTCTTTAAAATCTTTTTTCAAATTTCCAAATTTGATTTCGAATTTCAAATCAATTTTTTCGTTTGGATTTTCTAGCATACTTTCAAACCCCTAACTACAGCCTTAACTTCGTCTTCCATTCCCCTTACATACATTCTAGTCGTAGCTATGTTAGCATGGTCTACTGCCATTTGAGCCATAAGAATTCCATGCTCTCTCGCAATAGTAGTTACATAAGTAGAACGAAAACTATGATTGGTGATATGTTTATCAATGTGTGATTTAGATGCCAACTTCTTCCACGTATTATTCAATACATTTTCAGATAGTGGTGTACCATGATTGCTTACAAAAAGATTATCACATCCTTCCTTTCGTACTTTTAAATACTCATTAATAAGAGCAATTGTATCATCGTTTAAATAAATCTTTCTATACTTACCACGCTTTGTTCTTAAAATCATTTCAGATGGATTGTCGAGAAAATCATTTAAACGCATATCAATAAGCTCTTGAACTCTGATGCCTGTATTTAAAAATACCGCTATGATTGCACGTTCTCTCTTGTTACCATATGACATAAGCATGATAGCTTCGTCTGTGCTTAATGCTTCTTTTGGTTTATGTTCAACTCTTGGGGCGGATAACTTCTCAGCAGGATTAGAATCGATTACGTCATTATCAAAAAGAAATTTAAAATATGATTTGATACATACAATCTTCTGTGCTTGCGTAGATGCCCCCAAATTTTTCAACGTATTCTTATATTCAACCAAATCAATTTTGCATATATCGTTTACATCTTTGCCTATAGTATCAAGCATCACATTGATTGTTGCGTTATAACTTCTTCTTGTATTAACGCTTTCATATTCGTTAAGAAATAAATCAAGATAAGTTTTCATAATCCACCTCCAAAATACTTAATGAGTATATCACAAATGAAACCAAAAGTCAATACTAAATTCAATTGTTTTTTTAAAAAACAATTTATTCATATGATATATTCATGCCAAACTGTTCTTTCATTTTCCGTTTAAATTCTATCATCTCTACGTATTCACCATCAATATTAATATATTTATTTTTACCATCACTATATACTGTTCTATGCTTTCTAAGCTGTGGTATGAATACCTGTTCATGTGTCGATTTCATAATTCAATATGTCCCTTCTCTTATCATTTCTCCTGCTACATCTACAGCATCATCTAGATTGTCACATGGTCTACATCTTCCTTCTTCAAGAAGTTCCTTGCCATCTTTAACTCTGATTGCCTGAACAACATCTTTGCCGAACTGTCCACAATTTACAACCACGATAACAATCTTGCCATTGCCATCTCCATAATCATAAACAGTAAACATATTACGACCACCAAAAGAATCTTGACCATAGGTTTTATATTTTTCTTTTATATCTTTAATTTTCATTTTAAAATTTCCTTTCTATTCTTTA